TTCTAAAGAAGGAATATGGATGGGGCGTGGTATGGATATCCTATGCTACGGCGAATTTTGGTTTAATGGCGGTAGGCAACCAGTGAAACTAGTGTAATAGAAACAAATGAGTTTACCGTATAGCGAGTTTCCTGTATGTATTGGGGCGGCGGGGGCGAGCACGCCACCAGCTGAAACTAATCAATATGTCCCAACCACACAAGTGGCTGTAAATTACAATACAACTCACCGCCCCAAAAGAAAGCTGGGGAGCACAATTGCCTCTGACGACCAATTTGGGTTTGGTGGGGCGTTGACTGCGGACATTTCTATGGATTGCTTGCTCCAAACGGGGTTAACGTCGGGATTTGACTTTTTAGCGGACGCCAACCAAGATAATTATGTGGTTATTAAAATAGGGAGCGGCCAATTCAACAAGTGCTACGCGACAGACGTATCTGTTAACATAGAGCCTTTTGCGCCTGTTTCTTTGTCTGCTAAATTTGTTTCATTAGATCCTCCTACGGGCGTACAGATTTCGGGAGACACGAATCCTTACGGTGGAAACGAGATCCCTTTAAGTGGGGATGATCTAGTTTACGGGCATACCGTTATAATTAACGACAGTGCGAACATCTTAAATAATGTCCAATCAAATATAAGTTTTAATAGAAAATACTCCAGAACCCCGATTTACCAACTCGGGTCCATTAACGCAGATACGATGCTCTTAGATGGTGTCGAAGAGGAATTGTCGGTTAGTTCTACTGGTCTCGAAAGCTTGATAGGGTTAAGTGGGGAGAAGTTAGTGAATAACCTTGTCTTTTATCTGTGTGGGGTGGGAATAGGCACTGCACAAGCTGTAACGCCAGATTTGATTAATTTTCCCGCAGGAGCGCGAGTTCTGACGGAAAGCTATAATGTTGCAGGCGGGGATACTGTCTCTACCCAAGCTACAATAAAACAAGTTAAACTGTAATTTACGTGTAAATATAATCAATGGCCCGCAAAGACCTGTCTAATATTGAGTTGGTTCCACATTTTCATCACTCCATCAAATTTAAAGAAAGAAAATTTAAATTTACTGTCCGACAAAGGAAATTCCTTAGCATACTTTTAGATCCTTTAGTTAAAGTCCTTTTTGTTTCGGGGCCAGCGGGATCAAGTAAAACGTATATGTCTCTTTACGGATGTCTCCGACTTTTGGCGGAAGACTCAAAGAAAGAGCTATTATATGTCAGGAGTGTTGTAGAAAGCGCGGACAAAGGATTGGGAAGTCTTCCTGGGGATATAACGGATAAGTTTGATCCTTTTTCAATGCCTTTGTATGACAAGTTGGATGAAATAGTTTTCGAGGGGGATACTGCCTATCTCAAGCAGCAAGAACGTGTTTCAGCGATTCCGATAAACTTTCTTCGTGGAGCGAACTGGAGCAATAAGCTAATTGTAGCAGACGAAGCTCAGAACTTCACCTTTAAGGAATTGACTACATTGATTACTCGAATTGGAGAAGACAGCAAGTTGCTTATTTGCGGAGACTTTATGCAGAGCGACATTAATGGCAAGACAGGCTTCGCTGAGATGTGTGATTTATTTGGCGATGAAGATTCTGAAGAGAACGGAATTCATTCCTTTAGATTTACTCAGAATGATATTGTCCGCAGTAAAATTTTAAAATTTATCATTTCTAAATTAGAAACATACAAAGGTGTGTAATACTATATGTATATAACCAAGAGAACATGTCAACGCGACAGCGGCGAACAGCTTATATATTCTTAGGACTAATAGGATCTTGTTTATTTTAGAAAAACTCAGAATTTAATATATAAATATATAATGAGCCATCTATTTTGTCATAGTTGTGGAGGCAAGCTTTCTTATAGCCATGCAAAACCCAATTTTTGTGGAAAGTGCGGGCAACAACTAAACATGAGTGCCGCTACGGAAGCATCTACGGTCGAAAAGTCAGCAATTTTATCTGAGGACGAAACAGATGCGACATCTGTTCCTCATGTTGCTAATTTTCAAGTTGAATACAATTCAGAACACACTCCTGTAACTTTAGGTTCATTAATTGGGGAGCAAACTCCTCCCGATTACACAAAGAGCAAAAGGGCTCTCTCAGTTAATGAATTTATTGATGAAAAGAAAAAAGAAAGGTGAATACACCTACGAAGATTTTTCGGACATCATAAATGAGTCCATTCAAAAACAGCGATATAAGTGGAGATTGAATGCTGTTAACTGGTTCGACTTCGAAGATGTAGCGCAGATAATAAGATTACACATATGTAAAAAATGGCATATGTGGGATCAAGAGCGCCCCCTTGAGCCTTGGATAGGACGCATCATTTGTAATCAGATGCGGAACCTGATTAGGAACCATTACGGGAACTATGTAAAGCCATGTGCTAATTGTGAATTTGCCGTGGGAGAAGCTTGCTCTATAACTCCGACAAACAAGCAAGATTCTACATGCACTCTTTACGCCAAGTGGGAAAAATCCAAGAAATCAGGATTAGAGCTTAAAACGCCCTTATCTACGGAAGACTTCCCGAAAGAAGTGCAAGGCCGACCTTACGAGGATTTTGATTTCGGCTCTTCTTTAAAAAAGCTTAATTTGTATATGGAGATTAAATTAAGTGACACTCACTACGTTGCTTATCACATGTTGTATTTTGAAGACAAGACAGAGGAGGATGTGGCTCGTTTTATGGGTTACAAGATCTCAGCCCAAAAAAGTAAACTTGGATACCGCCAAGTCAAGAACCTCAAGAAAAAGTTTCTAGAGATAGCCTTAGAAATCTTAAAAGATCAAGATATTATAGGAAATGGATCTGAGTAAAGAACAGAAGGAGTTTTTGCGGGAAAATGCGGCTCAGATTCCAGATCTGATTCATTTAACGCGACAATGTTTCGATAGGAAGGATTTAGATGGTCGTTCTAAGGAGGGGAGAGCAGTAAGAAAGTTTTTAGCGGAAAATGCTATAGAATACAAAACGACAACTCGCCTACCTGCCGAAGCTATCGAGTTCACACCAGAGCAAATAGAGTTTATACTCGACCAAGCCGAGAGCGGTCTTTCTTCCTTGCATATTGCACGAATCGTTTTCCCTGATCAACAGGTGAACCCACTAAGTATGGAGCAGAGAGCTGTCCTTTCGGCAATTCGAGAAGTTAATCCTGATATTTTGCCGTCTCAAGATAGTGGAGCGCTAAATTCATACATTCCACCGAAGGCTGTCTCCCGAATCATCAAGAAAATCAATGATGCTACTGGGATGAAATTAGAGGAGTCTAAAATTAACCGACAGAAGCAAATTTGCGTCGAAAGACTTATGGTTAACCTGTCGAATTCAAGATTTCTTAAAATTATTAATAATTACCTCGGTGAAGAGGACAGGGTGTTGTTTGAGCATGAGTTTATACGCTTGACATGGGACAAGCCTGATCTGACGGCTGATGAGATTAATTTATATTTAAATGTCTGCAAAGAGGTAATTAATTTGGAGGTAGTGAGCGCACACCTTAACAAATTGAATGATATGTTTGATGTGGCAGACGAACAGGCAGAAATGTCTATGCGTCTTGCGGAAATCATCAAAGCGAAGAGTTCAGAATATCATCAATGCGAGACTCGCATCGAAAACCTTACTAAGAAGCTTCAAGGTGATCGGGGGGAGAGGATGAAGAAGTCGCAAAAAGAAAATGCCTCGTTTCTTTCTATCGTCCAGCTTTTCCAAGAGGAAGAGGAAAGAGAGACGATGATAAGGATAGCAGAGATGCAAAAGGCGGCAGTAAAGGAAGAGGCCGAAAGATTAGAGGGAATGGCAGAGTGGAAAGCAAGAGTTTTAGGAATTGGTCAAGAAGATGTCTTATGATTGCAAAGAGTGTGGGGATTCATTTGATTCACTAAGGAGTCTCCACGCACACATAAAAAAACATGGTAAATACCTTGGGGATTACTATGTAGAGAATTATGCAAGAAAAGATAAACTAACAGGAGAGCTTATCCCGTTTAAGAAATATAAGCAGTATTTCGAGAGCGACTTCATCAATAAACGGAATATGAGAAAATGGTGCGATACTGCACCCCGTGATGAGGTAAAAGAATTTATTACAAAAAACTTAAAAGAAAAAATAGAAGCCAAGGGGCTATCGGGTGGTCCCCCCGCCCTATACCTACAAACATCAAAGCTGCCCGATTTAGAGATATGTAAAGACGTTTTTGGTAGCTACCATGAAGCGTGTAACCACTTTGGTGTGTCCCCCA